CTACTCGGGTGAGATCGACGGCAAGCTCGAGCGCCTCGAGGCCGCGCTGGACGAGTAGGCGCCCAAGACGGCCAGGGCTGGCTTGACGTATTCGATCAGTTGGCCTGCCTTGGGGCCATTCTTTGCCGTGTAGGAGATCTGCTCCAGCTCAAGAACCGCCGCGATCGCACCCTCGATTCCTCTGAGCTGCGACTTCATGTCCGTCCAGACCCAGTCCTGGACCAGCGACCACGAGCCGGTCTGGAACTTGAAGACGCCGAGGTCGGGCTGCTCCTTCAGGCGGAAGTAGACCTCGACGTCGGGGGTCGGGCCGACGCCGTCGCGGCTGCGCTGCTTGCGCTCCTGCAGCGACAGGTGCGCGTCGGGGTCCGGCGTGCCGTCGTCCTTCGTCTCGCCGTCCGTCGTGTAGATCGGCTTGCCGTTGCGGCCCCAGAGGACGAGGCGCTGGCGCACCGACTTTGGGCTGTCGATGATGACGTCGATCTCCTTGGAGGCCGTGAAGACCTCGAGGTTGTCTTCGCCCTTCGCCGGCCACTCCTGCGGGGCGTCGCCGCCGAGCAGGTCGTAGATGGCGGAGGCGACCTCGGGGTCGCCGGTGGTGACGCGCCACTCGGTGAGGGCGGCCGGCCGGTCGTTGAGCTGGTAGCCGGAGCGGAAGCGGCCGACGACGTCGTCCGCGAGTGGATGAGGGGCGGCCAGGGCCGTGGAGACGATCATGCGGCAACGCTTTCGCTCGGTGCCCAGTCGCGGACGTAGGAGCCGTCGGTGAAGACGGTCGTGAAGTGGGCGGGGTCGTTCGCGTCCGGGATGATGACGTAGTGCGTGATGGTGTCGTCGTCGAGCAGTGCGGTCTTCATGGTGTCTCCTTCGGTCGAGTGATTTAAACCATACGCCCAAATTGGGGGCTGTCAAGGATTAAATCCATACAGGTAGCCTGAGGTTTATGACGGAGAAGAAGGGCCGCGGGCGGCCACCCTTGGAAACCAAGCGCGAGCACGTGAAGAACGTGAGCTTTACGGAGGCCGAACGCCACGAGGTCGACGCCGCCGCCGGAGCGGTTCCGGTGGCGCGGTGGATACGAGAGGCTGCCCTTGAGAAGGCGCGACGCAGGGAATAAGTATCAATAATCTAGTGTTTCACCTATGAGTCGCACGGTGCGGCGAGCGGCGAGGCCGCAGATAGGAACAGAAAATGCGAATCAAAGGACAGAGGCCGGCCACGGCCGAGTGCCCCCGGCCCGGCTGCTCGGGTCTCTTGCTTGAGCAGGAGAAGAGCATCACAGAGATCCGAGGCGACATGCGATGCATCGAATGTGGATTCACGGTGCCCGCGGTCCAGGGCTGATCTGGCATGAACACCGAAAGTGCCCCGTCCGGGTCTGGCCCGGACGGGGCATGAGGTGTCGGGTTAGTTGTGTCGAAGTACGGGGCCGGGTAGAGCCGCGCCGAGCGCAGAGGCTAGAGTCCCAGCATGAATGACTTTCGAAACATGAAGCCGGGGGAGTCGCGGACCCTCGACTGGGATGGCGAGAGCGTCATCGTGTCTGCCGAGACGGAGTTCGTCTTCTGGGTCTCGAAGTACGTCGACGGTGCGGCCTGGAAGGTGGCCAAGCTGACCCACGCTCCGGACGCCGACCCCGAGCACCCATGGATAGTCGAGCCAACGGGTCCGCGCTACGACGAGGAATCGTATTCGAGCTGGGGTAGCGCGTTGCGTACGGCGGCCGACATGAAGGTCGAGACCGGCGAATTCATGTGAAGCGTCGAGGCCTAGCCGCCGTGGTGTTGGCTCCAGCGGTGCCCGTCCTTTGGGAACAAATACCGGGCAACGATGACAACGATGCCGATAACTTCCACGACGGTCGCAGAGAGCCAGCCGAGGATGACTGCAGGCTCTATATCCCAGTCCCTGCCTAGCCAGGCATACAGAACAAAGACTCCGTCAGCCACGACGAGTTGGCCAATCATGGCGCCCACGGACCACCGTGCAACCAGTGCCTTTAACCGCACGTCGAGATCGTGATCGGCGAGGACAACTTCCTCAAGGCTGGTGGGTTGCTTGCGGCTCCAGGGCCACCGTCGGCGGCGGAGACTCGCGCTCAGCGGCGCGCCCGTGGAGTCCGAGACACGCTTGAAGCTGTCGCGTCCTGCGGCCCGAAGGATGTCGGCGATCTCGGCGGATGACGCGGAGAGTGTCCGCGGAGGGCGCGGAGCCTCCGGCGGCTCGGGTTCGCTCACTAGCCGTCCACGCGCCGATAGCCGAGGTTCTCGAGGTGGAACTGCATTGACTGCAGCGACACCCCAAAGAAGCGAGACATCTCCAGCACATTCCGACCGGCCTGCACGAGGACCTTGACGGCTAGGGGTGGCATGAGGAGGTGCGCGGCAAAAGTATTCGCGAAGATCTCCTCGTCGTGAGCGCCTTCGCTTGATCGGCCATCCCTGCGGTCGACGAAGCCGACGAAATCGCCTTCGTCGCGGCGCTGCTCGAAGTGCCCGAGCTCGTGCGCTGTCGTGAAGCGTCGACGGACAGGCGGGTCTTCGATGTCGACGAAGATTTCCGCCGCCTCGCCCGGGTCCTTCTTGAGTAGGCCGCTGATGTTGTCGGGGAGCTGTCCCTCGTATACCTGGACGCCCATGCGACTAGCGATGACTACCGGGTCGACGGGGAACCGGTCGGAGTCCCAGGCCTGGTCGAGCACGGAGGCGGCGGCTCGTTTTGCCTGGTCGCTCGTGGCGGACATGAGTACCTCCTTCGGCGGGTAGAACGAGGGTGGGGTCCTGGTGATTCCCCACTACACGCGAGAGTATCAGCGGCTCGCAGTGGTGCCCTGAGGCGCGCTCGAGTCTCGCCCGCTGTCAGCGGCCCATGCCACGCTCGCCGCATGGCAGTCCAACCCGACAAGCGCGACAAGGAGATCCAGGACCGCGAGGCCGGCACGAACGTCACCGAGCGGGCCCGGGTGGGCCGGTACTGGCTCGGGGCGCTGGCGATGCTGCCGCACCCGGCGGGGTTCTCGATCCGCGTCGACGGGTCCGAGCGCGTGCTCGGCAGCGTGTGGCGGGACCTGCGCGGCGGGTGGACGACGGAGAACGCCAGGACGCGGCGGGAGCTGGGGCGGGCGAGCAGCCCGGCGGAGTGCCTGGCGTGGTGGGTGGGGGAAGAGGGGCCGTGAACGACGAAAAGCCCCGCCCTCCGGGGTGGAGGGCGGGGCTTGGTGGGGATCCGGCTGAATGGTAGGCGACACAATGCAGTTGACCCGATCGTGCCTACAGCCTCGGCGAATCCACGAAGGCGGGGACCCCGATTGCGACTGAAGTCGGAATCCGAAGCACGCCGTTTATGTCTTCGAGAAATTGAATCACCAGATGGGGCTGCGGCTCGTGCACAAGCTCACAGTGGGCCATGTCCAGGTCGAACCTTGTCCCGGCGAGCACACTCGCGAGCAGGCGGGCCCATTGCTCGCTATGCCTGTCGACCCGGACCGAGTCGTACTCCACTCCGGCTTTTCTCAAGACGTCATGCAGTTGCGCGAGGATGGATTCAATGGGGAAGAAGAGGTCGATTTTAAAGGTGCCCCCGTGCGTAGCCGTTTGTCGGAAGTGTGCGACGAACTCGGTCACATATTGATACGAGGTACCCTTGGTTCGCTGCCTGTGTGCGATGCAGTCACCGACATCTCTGAGCAACGGCATGCCTCTGGCTTCTTCTCGCACGCTCATGAAGATGAACGACACATCGGAGCGCGAGATCTGTCCAAGTTCCGCTGCGGGCATTAGCTGTTGCAGGTGTTCCAGATCCGTCTGCCGCATGTGGGCATGCTAGGCCTTGCTATGGGGCCCGGGATGCCAACGTAGTCACACCCGCAGCCAGTTCGTGCCGTCGCTGACGACGGTGCAGGTCTGCCACTGGGCGAGCGCGACCGTGGCTGCGCCGTCGATGGTCTTGCTCGTGCCGGCCGTGGCGACCGTCATGCTCGTCGCGTTGACGTTCTTGACGGTGACGGGGCGGCCGACGGGGGCGGTCGCGGGGTCGAGGAGCGTGACGGTTGCGCCGGCGGCGCTGTCGAAGACGATGGTCCGATCGAGGGTCGTCATCGTGTACGCGCTCGTGCGTCTCGTGAGTGCCGTCGCCGCGTACGGGCCGAGGGGTACCCAGCCAGTCGTCGCAGCGTCGCCAGCCTCTTTGACGTAGACCGTTGTGCCGTAGTCGCCCGACGTCCGCAGGTAGAGCGACCCGGTCGGCGCCGTGATGTTGCCTTCGGGGGCTCCGGCGCCCGTGTAGATGCCAGCGGCCGTCGTCGCGGTGCCGAAGATGACTTCGGGGGCACCCGCGCCGCGGTTGACGGCGGCTGCCGTGCGCATGCCGGTGAGGAACGTGTGCGACCCGACGTGCTGGCTGACGCCGGCCGCCGCGTTGACAATGGTGTTGGTGCCGGCGACTGCTTCCTTGACGTGGACCCCGCCGGGCCAGGTGCCGCCGATGTAGCCGTAGCCGAGCGAGAAGTGGTTGTACTTGGCGGCGCCGGACGCGGCGTAGATGTAGGCGATCGTCGTGCCGGACTGGTCGTAGAAGTTGTTCGCCGCGACGGTGTTGTCCTGGGCCTGGTCGAGCTTGATGCCGTAGGGGTAGGCGCCGACCTCGATGAGGTTGCCGGTGATGACGTTGCCAAAGACGGAGTTGGCGGTGGTGCCGGAGTTGAACTCGATGCACGCGCCGTCGGTGAGGTTGGAGCCGCAGGCCTGCCACACGGTGTTGTCGCGGACGGTGACGCCGTTGCAGTAGGTCTGCCCGAAGACGACGCGGCGGACGCGGTTGAACCAGTTGCCGGCGACAATGCTGCCGTAGCCCTGGAACGGGCCGTTGTCGGTGGTGTCGAAGTCCCCACCGGTGGGCGTCGTGCTCCCGCCGAGGATGATGGCGTCCTGGTCGCACTGCTGGTTGCGCTTCGAGGGGTTGCCGATGAAGGCGTTGCCCTGAATGTCGACGGTGGTGTTGGTGGTCTTGAAGAACGGCACCGAAGAGACGCCAAGGTCGGTGAATGTGACCCCGCGGATCGTGAGACGCCCGAAGCCGCGTGTCAGGACCTTGGCGGCGCCGGTGCCGGCGTAGCGGAGATCGAGCTGAGTGCCACCGACTGGGGTCTGCGCGATGCTCGAGCCGCGGCCCGAGGCCCACGCGCCGGTGCCGATGATCGTCAGCGGTGCCTGGACTGGGGCGCCTGTCGAATCGAGGGTGAAGGGGAGGTCAATCTGTCCGTCGAGGCGGACGGTTCCCTCCGGTAGCAAAAGCGAGCCGCCTCCGTCTGCGAGGAGAGCGGTGAGCTCGGCGAGGAGCACGGAAGTCTGGTCGGTTCCGTCAGTCGTGACCTTGGAGTGGCGAATGCCGGCGAGGGCGGTGCCGCCGATGACCTTGTCGAGGGCGTCAAGGACCCCCTGCGGCGGGAGCTTGGTCGTGTCATCGACGGTGAATACTTGCCTACCCATGTAGACCTACTTTCTCGGGTGCTGCGTGGGGAGGGTGGTCAGGCTGCGTGGCGGCCGGAGCCAGCGGTGTCGACGAGCGAGGCGTCGCCGTTGCCGATGCCGGAGGCGACGATCGACTTGAGGAGCGAAACGACCGCGGCGAGGCCGGCGATGGAGCCGGTGCTGGCCCAGTCGATGTCGACGAGGCCGATCGAGCCAGCCGTCAGGACGCCGATGGCGGCCTGGGCCGCGGTGCTGATGGCACGCTCGGCGGCGTCTTTCCAGAAGGTGGGGGTGTAGATGCTCATGCGCGGGGCCTTTCAGTGATGTAGGCGAGCTCGTCGACAAACGCCGACGGCGGGGTGGGGATGGGGTGGTCGGGCGCGAGGCGGTAGACGATCGCGATGAGGCCGCGGGCGAAGGCCAAGAGTTGGCGAATGTTCGCTCGGTCGGTGTCGCGCTGCTCCTCGAGGTGGCCGACTCGCTGGCGGAGGTCGCGAATCTCTTCGCGGAGAGCTGCGAGGATGGCCTGCCACTCGTCGACGTCGACCTGACGGCTGGCGACGTCGGCGGTCCTGGCTGCTGCTCTGGCGCTCGAGCGTGCCGTGTAGCGGACGCCAAAGAAGGTGACGACGGCCCCGAGGAGCAGGCCGATGGGGCCGAGGGCGGGCTGCAGCCAGTCAGGCACGCGGGCCTCCTTCGTGGGTCGAAATCGTGCTGGGCGGGGGCTCATCTGCCTCCTTCCAGCCCGAGACGATGAGGACCAGTGCGAGCACGAGCAGCCACCTCGCGGCGCCGGTCCAGCCGAGCGACCAGTCGGTCAGGCCAGCGAAGTAGCCGACCCAGGACCAGACGTACGAGAAGGCGATCGCCGTGGCGGGAATGACCAGCGCCGAGAAGCCGATGGCGTCGCGGCCGGTGCCGCGGAAGGCGGCCCAGAGGCCCAGGGCTGCCGGGACAAACCACAGGATGACGCGCATCGGCACGGGGAGGAAGGTGTAAAGGATGAAGCGGCCGTCGTCTTCCGTGGGCGCGAGGATGGCGCGGAGGCCCGTCAGAGCGAAGACGAGCGAGAAGACGACGAGGGCGAGGCCGCGGCGGCCGAGGCGTTCTCGGACTCGTCGGTAGGGGCGGATCATGCGGCGGCCTCCAGGGCAGCTAGGCGGCGGGTGATGTCATCGCGGAAGGCGCGCGTCTCGGCGACGTGGGCCTGGATGAGGGCAAGGCAGACGACGCCGAGGAGCTCGTAGCGGACGCCGCGCAGTTTGTAGGCCTCGTCGTAGATGCCGAGCATGGGCTCGCGCTTGACGACGAGCTCGGCGACGAGGCCGAGCTGCTCGACGCGGTCGGGGTCGCCCTTGTAGGCGAACACCTTGGGGATGAGGGTGAGCCAGTGCTCGAGGTCGGCGCTGAAGTTGCGGAGCAGCGACTTCGTCGACATCGTCGACGGGGCGTAGCCGAAGTTGCCGTCCTGGTCGACGTACATGGCGACGTAGCCGACGGTGACCTGGTTGGAACGGACGCCGGTCGAGGTCATGCCGGCGTTGGCGGTCAGCCGTCCGCCCGCTGAGAGGGTGCCGCCGAAAGAGCCGCCGCCGGTCGCCGAGATCGTCGTCGCCGACGACACCGCGCCCGACGCGGAGACCGTCGTCGGAGCGATGGCGCCGGGCGCGGCTACGCGGGCGGCCATGGCGGCGTCAGCCTGCTCGCGGGTGTAGTACCCGGTGGCGAGCTTCTCTTCGATGGTTCGCCCGAGGTCCGAGACAATCGGCTTGACCGTCTCGGCGATCGACGCCTGGTTTTCACGGACCGTGCGTTCGATACGCTCGAAGCGGCGCGAGTCGCGGGCCTCGTCGTTGGGCACGCTGGCGGTGATTGCCACTAGGCCTCCTCGGGGTCTTGCAGGACGGGCGTGATCTTCTCGGGGGACGAGGCGCTCTCGAAGCTGAGTTCCCAGCCGACTGCACGAGCGACGCCCGTAAGTCCGCCGGGGAAGCCGGGGACGGTCTCTCGCCCCAAGCGGTCGGGGCCCCCGACGACGTAGCCGATGTCGTCGCCGGCGTTCCAGTCGATGCCGACGCGCGGGGCGCTCTTCGTGACCGAGCCGAGCGACAGGGCGAGGGCCCCGTCGCGCACCGCAGCGGCGCGCGCGGTCGCGTGATCTTCGAGCGTGCCGACGTCGGTGATCGACGTCGACGGGGAGAACCGTTGCTCGAAGGTCGGCCGCTCGGGGTCGCGGGTCACGACATGCCGGGACTGGGGGCGTTCGTCACCCGACGCCGACGAGGTCGCCAAGACGTCGTTTGCGCCGCCACTCGAGGAATAGTCCTCGCTGTACTCGGCGTCGGACACGGGGCCGGGGATCTCGAACGTGGCGTTGGGCGAGAGGTTTGGCGTCACGGCCCGGCCGAGGCGCGTGCCGACCTGGAGGACGGGCGTGATGATTGTGCCCGTTCGCTCCCAGCCGACCGTCCACTCGGGACCCCCGTCGACGGCCATGAGTTCTGTGAGCGCCGAGTAGAGGGTCTTGTCGGACTGGTCGGCGTAGGTACGGGTGCGAGCGGTGCCGGCGCTGCCGATGCGCTCGAGGCGAAGTGGGAGCCCGCCGTTCGACCCTGCGGCTGCGTACTTAGCCACGAGGGTCGTCACGATGGTGTTCTGGTCCACGCCGACGAAGGGGTCCGCGGAGCCGAACACCTCGTCACCGACGTACCGGCGGTCGAAGTAGGCTTCGGCCGTGGCGAGCGAGACGTCGATCGTGTCGCCCTCGGTGCGGGTGCGCTTCGTCAGCAGCCCGCCCCATACCGGTAGGTCGCTCGCGTCGTCGACGACGACGAGGAAGGTCGCGCCGGGCTTGGTGGCGCGCAGCCAGTTCTCGGGTGTGCGCCGGGTGCCGACGGGGAGCTTGGCGGTCGTCGTCGTGTAGGTGCCGATCTGAGTCGAGACCTTGTCGCAGGACAGGTCAGGGAGATCGGCGATGACAACGCCGGTGCGGGCCTCAACGGCCAGCCACGAGTACGTCGCCGCCATGGCTAGAACTGCCCGGCGGCGAGGGTCTCGGTCTCGATCGTGACCTGCCAGTCGGAGCCGACGTCGGCCTCGGAGGTGAAGGTGATGGTCGGCGACGAGTTGGCTGGCACATCGACCCAGCCGCGGCGGGAGTAGCCGTAATACTGCTGACCGACCTGCGTGTACATGCGGACGGCGGAGGGCTGGGTGATCGTGCCCGCGGTGCTCGTGACCCCGACGCCGGCGCGGCCCGCTGCCGAGGGTGAGATGAGCCCGTCGATGTTCCAGTTGACGCGCTGGGCCTGGGGGCTGGCGGGGACGGTGAGCTGCTCGAGGATGAGGCCGCCCGGAGAGTTCTGGCCGGTCGTAACGACGCGGCGCGTGTTGCGGGCGGCGTGACGACCGATGACTTCCCAGCCGGAGCCGTTCCAGAGCTCGGCCCAGTGCTTGTCGAGGCGCCAGATGGCGAGGGGCTCGCTCTTGGCGAGGGCGTCGCGCTCTGTCTGGTCCCAGACGGGCAGGAAGCCGCCGGCCGCGACCGCGTAGGGGGCGATCCAAGTGACGGTCGGGTTGCCGCCGCCCGTCTTCGGCACGTTGATCTTTGCGAGGGGGATGGACCGCACGGGCGTTGCCGGAGTCGGCGCCGTCGCTGAGGCGGTGCCGGCGATGTAGCCGACCGTGACGACAGGCGCCTGCCCGGGGGCCGCACCGTCTTCGGCCGCGTCGGTGACTTGGACGTAGACGAGGTCGGTCCGGGGGTTCGACGCGTTGGACGCGGTGAGTGCTCCGGACACCGTGGCGTCGATCGCGTAGGTGTAGGGCCCGGCTTCAGCGGCGGTCTGGACGTCGAGCAAGCCCGCGTGCGGGGCACAGCTCCAGGCGGTGGTCGAGGCGGTGACGGTGGTGGTGGACGTTCCGGGACGGACGCCGGAGTGGGCGCCGAGCGGGCGGCCGGCGGTGGCACCGAAGGCGAAAGGCGCCTGCGTCTGTCGCAGGGCTCGGCCACTGTATGCGGGGGCGCCCCCGACGGCGTCGGCGGGCCAGAGTCGATTGGTCAAGAGTGTCCTACTTCCAGGAGGGCGTCGCCGTCACGGTGAGGCGTGCGGCGGGGGTGAAGGACGCGGCGGTGAATGACCACGTGTTGAGGCCGGGATCGAACTGGGACCACCCGCGCGAGGTGATCCACCCGGCGCGCGAGGCTTGCCCGTTGGCGAGGACCGTGCGCGCCTCCATGTCGATCTCGAGCCACTCGCCGGCGCGTAGAGCGAGCGAAGAGGAGAAGACGAGCTGGGCCCCGGTGGAGACGTGAGTGACGACGGGCCCCACGCATGGGCCGTCGATGCGAAGTCTCACGGGGCCGGACTCATTGCCGGGGTTGACGAGCGAGACCTGCCCGGTGACCGTCGTGGCATCGACGGTGAAGGCAACGGTCAGGCCACCCGTCGCGGGCGAGGACGAGGCGAGATACTGGTCGGTGGCAGGTTGCCCCGCGGCGGTCAGAACGTCGTAGTAGTCCTCGCCGCCCGCGGCGGTCAGCCGACGGCCTTGCGTGTTGGCGGCAGCGTCGGCCTGCGCGGCAGTCATGTACTCCGGGTCGGTGCCTCCCGACATCGGAGAGATGACGAGCCCGCCGAAGGTGCTCGGAAGGGTCGTCGACGTTGCGAGGTCGGCGCCGAACTTGCGCCAATCGTCGGACGCGACTTGAAACGACCAGTCGACTTGTGTCGAGTTGATCCAGGTGGGGATGAGCTCGCCGGTCTGGTAGAACAGGCCCCAGCGCGGGCTCGTCGTCTCGGCGATCGACATGACGAATTCGGTTCGGCTGATGGCGGTACCGAGACGGTCGAGGGCGGCCTGCGCGGCGGCCGGTGTGGGGGCCGTGAAGCCGCCGGTGATGGTCACGGCCCGGGCCTTCGCGAGCTTGGCGCCCGACCATGCGCCGGACTGGCGGGGCCGCTGCGTCTGCGAGGCGGTGGAGCCGGTCGGGCCCCACCCCTCGACGTTGCTGACGCCCCAGAGGACGCCGAACTCGTCGGTGCCGAAGAGGGGCAGGTCGCCCGCTTGTACGGTGAACAATTAGGCGTCCTGTCCCTTCTTGCGGCGCGCGACCTCCTGTGCGGTGGCCTCCGCCGAGACGGCTTCGTAGATGTTGAATTGGTCGCCTCCTGCGGGGGGCCGGCCCGCGCCGTCGATGCGTGCGCGTGACTGCGCCGCGTCGAAGGCGTCCGGCGACTGAATCGTCGGGACGGTCGGGATCAGCGCGTCGGATGCTCGAGCGACAAGACCCGCGGTCGACGCGAGGCCGATAGCCATGCCCTGACCGGTGAAGACACCGATCGAGCGCATGAGGCGCGAGGGCGAGTGAATGCCGAGGAAGTTCTTCACGCCCTCGACCGAGTTGCGGATCGGGGCGAGAACGGCCTCGGCGATGCGGCCGGCCGCGGCCTGCACGCCCTGAATGAGGCCTTGCATCATGTTCGAGCCGACCGACACGAGGAGCGAGCCAAGGCCGGACAGAGCGCCGAGGATCTTCCCCGGAAGGCTGCTCACGAAGGAGACAGCCGATGAAACGCCCGAGGAGATGGCGCCGGTGATGCCGGCCCAGGCGCCAGAGACGATGCCCGTCAGGCCGTTCCAGGCCGACGAGAAGAGCGACCCGATGAGGCTAAGGGCCGCGCTGATGACCGACTGCACGATCGACAGCGCGCCCATGATGACCGACTTGATGAGGTTCCAGGCCCCACCAACGATGTTGCCGAGCCCCGTCCAGACTTGAGACCAGTTGCCCGAAATGACGCCAGTGACGACCTGAATGACGCCCTGGACGATCTGCAGTGCGGCGGTGATGACGGCCGCGATGACACCGAAGACCGTCGTGACGACTGGGAGGAGCGCCTGGATGATCGGAATGAGCAGCCCCGCGAGCGTCGAGATGACCGGCAGGATCGCGCTGATCACCGAAGACCAGACCGGCACGAGCGTGCTGATGAGCATGACGATGAGCGGCGCGATGGCGCTGGCGACCTGAGAGAAGATCGCCACGAGCGGCGGGAGCACTGCGCCAACAAGCTGCACGATGACCGGGACGAGCTGCGAGAGCAGGCTCGACACGAGCGGCATGACGGCGGCGACTACTTCGCCGATGAGGCCGACAATCATGCCGAGGGCCGGCGCAAGGGCCGCGAGCAAGCTCGAGAAGACCGGGCCCAGCGTGCCCAGCGCGCCGGTGATGACCGGGAGGAGCTGCGAGACCGCACTGCCGAGCGTGGCGAAGATCGGGGTGAGCGAGGAGCCGACGGTCGAGGCGAGACCCGCGAGCTGGCTGCGCAGCTCCGGCGAGCTTGCGAGCAGGGCGCCAATGATGCCGACGACGAGACCGAAGGGGCCGAGGAGCAAACGCGCTGCGGGGGCCAGCTTGGTCAAGGTAGCGATCATGGGCGCAAATGCCGAGGCGACCCTGGCGCCGATGTTGAGCATGGGAGCGAGGTTGAGAAGGAGCCCGCCGACGACGGCGCCGATGGGCGCTAGGTACGGAGCGAGCGTCGAGAACGCGCTACCCACGCCAGCCATGGCGGACTGTGCCGTCTCGCGCATCGTGAAGAGGAAGTCGACGAAGCCGCTGTCTTCCTGCAGTCCGGCGAAGGGCTTGAAGTCGCCCTTGCCGAGGATGGAGTAGATGCCGCCGGCGACGTCGATGACCGTCTTGATGCCGGTCTCCGCGCCGTTGAGGGCGGGGCCGAGGACGCCGATGAGGATCGACGCCAGGCCGGAGATAGCGGGCACGAGGGCCGCACCGATGCGGGTCTTGCCGTCCTCCCACATGGCGTTGAGGACTTGTTGCTTGTGGGAGAGGGTGTCGGCCTCGCTGGCGAAGTTGCCGTGCGCATCGGCCGTCTGATCCATGATGATCGCGAGGGTCGCGGCCTGGTTGGCCTCGGCCGACAGCGCGCCGCCGACCTTCGTGAAGCCGAGCTCGGCGGCCTTCGCGTCGACACCGGCCTGGTTGAGGCTGACGCCGTACTTCTCGATCGGGTCGCGCTCGCCCTTGAGGGCGGAGGACAGGGCGCCGACGGCATCCGCGGTCGAGCCGCCGAACATCGACGACAGGTCGGCACCGAGGCCGATGAGGTTGTTGGTCTTCGGCGCCAGCTCGTCCATGGCTGTTCCACCATTTTTTAGTTGGGTGCCGATGAGCGTTCCGAGTTCGGCGTACTCGTTCTTGGTCAGGCCGACCGACGTGGCCGCGGTAGAGGCCCAGTCGAGCATCTGCGGGGCGGCACTCTTGAAGACGGTCTCGATCGCGCCGACGCTCTGCTCGAGGTTGGCGGCGCCCTGGACGGCGTCCTTGAAGAAGCCCCCAACGCCGACCGCGGCGAAGAGAGCGCCGGCACCGGCGGCGAGCTTGCCGACGGAGGGCATGAGGCCTTTGCCGAACAGGCCACCGCCGTCAGCGCCAGCACGGCTCATGGCGGGGTTGACCTCGCCGGAGAGCGCCGAGCCGAAGCCCTTCGCCGACGGGATGATGGTCAGGGTGGCGAAGCCGACGTTGGACATCGGACCTCCTTGGGCATGAAAAAACCCCGGCCACAACGGACCGGGGTTTCAAAGGGTTAGCGCTCGAGGTATGTGGCCAGCGAACGTAGGACGGTGGGGCTATCGCGGGCACTACCAATGGCGTGGTTACAGCCAGCGCAGAGCAGCCCGCGAACGCATTCACCGCAGGACTGCTTGCCTGGGCAGCATGCGTGGTCGTGATCAACATGCGCCGCGGTGGGTGTCTCGAAGGGGCGAGCGCAGACCTGGCAGGCCCACCCGAGCTCGTCAAGGCGCTGACGCTTCTCTGATGGGGTCATTCCATGGGCACGACCAGCCGTCTTGCGGTACGCCGTCTGGTAGGCCTTGGCGGGTTCTGGGTTGGCGGCATACCGAGCAGCCGCAGCGGCCAGAATTGCGGCACGGTTGCGGGCGTACGTTTCCCGGTTTGCAAGGCGCTGGCATTCGCGGCAGCGACCTTGCAAGCCGTCCCGCGCTCGGCGGTCGGGACCGAACTCGCTGAAGTCCTTACGTTCATCGCAGCGCGGGCACAGTTTCATGCAAGAGGAGGGGGGCCGAGACCGTCACGGCTGCTCGAGCCGTGCGCGCTGCTCTTCGAGTCGAGCGCGGAGGCTGGCGTAGCGCGTGCTGGCGCTCTTGGGCTTGGGGAGTGCGGGGTGGGGCTTGCCGGTCCACGCGGACCAGAGGTCGGCGATGAGGATGGCTTCGACCGTCCAGTCGGGGTTGACGTCGGCGTGCTTCCGGGCCGTCGCGGAGTCGGCGGGGAGCCGGGAGACGAGGATGGACAGGCGGCGGAGGGAGAGCTCGCCGCGCCAGTAGGCCGCGAGGTCGACGCCGTAGAAGCGCTGGAGGTCGGCTTCTACGACGTCAGCGTCGTCGCGGAGTAGCGCGACGAGCTCGCTCAGTTTCCCGAGATGCCGAGGGCGCTCTGGAGCTCGACGACGAACTCCTGGAAGGTGGCGACGGTGGGCTTGGTCGCACGGAAGGCGGCGATCTGGTCGTCGCCGAGGACGAGACGGAGGAACGTGGCGACCTTGCCGTCCTCGAACGCCTCGAGGGCCTCGAAGGGCCACTGGCTGGTCGGCGCGACGCTGTAGTCGATGCCGGCGAAAGTGAAGGGGACGTGCTCGCCGAGTGCTTCGGCGGCGGTGGGGCTCTTGCGTGCGGTCATGCGGGGGTTCTCCTAGCGCGGGTCGGAAAGGTGCGCGGGCATGGGTGAGAGACGAGGGAGCGTCCCGCGCGGACGCTCCCTCGCCGGTTCAGGGGAGGGCTAGACGACGGCCGTCGGGTCGGTCTCGACGGTGGTGTAGAGGGTGCCGTCCTCCTCGGGGAAGATGAGGACGGTGATCTCGTAGACCGTGGGGTCCTCCTCGCCTTCCTTGACCTCGCCGATCTCGGAGACCTCGGCGTGCTTGACGATGCGGCGCTTGGTGCGTCCGCCGTCACGCAGCTCGAAGCCGATGGCGAAGGCGTCGGTCGTCGGGACGACGATGCGCGAGGTGCGCACGCCGCCGACGGTGATGCGCTCCGAGCCGGGGTTTACGAGTCGGAAGGTGGCCTTGTTGTCCTCGAGCGCGACGAACTTGAAGGTCCGCTTGTGCTTGGACTTCGTTCGGCGGTAGAGGATGCCACCCCAGGCGTACGACTCGGACGTGTCCTCGTCGCGGCCTTCGGTGAAGCCTTCGGCGCCGTCGAGGAGGCCGGCGGCCTCCCAGGCAGCGCCCCAGGCGGTGGTGACGTCGTCGGGGCCTTCGGTGTCGACGGCTGCGATGTAGACGTCGGCTCCCTGCCACTGGGCGGTGTTCTTGGCTTCTCCCATGGGAGTCGCTCCAATCAGTCGAGTTGCTCCGGCACGAGCCGAGCGGTGAGGGTGAGGTAGGAGAGGGGCTCTCCCGTGTCGGGGTCCTCGGTGGGAATCGGGCCCGTACGGTCGCCGAAGCTGCGTACGCCGGGGGCGTGGGCGCCGAGGAGGAGTGCTTCGCAGAGGCGAGCGAGCGCGAAGCCGAGGCCCTCGTCGCGGTGCCAGATGGAGAGGCGGACGGCTTGCTGACCGTTGAGGCGGGGCGTGCGGCTCGAGCCGTCGACCTGGACACGCACGTAGGGGCGCGGGCCTTGGGGGTCGGACGGCTTCGTGCTCACCGTGACGCCCAAGGCTTCCGGCTCGGGGCGCCCGGCGAGGAGCGTGCGGAGGACGTCGCGGGTGATGAGCCGGGCGTCGGGGAAGACGAAGCCGGTCACTTCTTGCTCCTGACCTCGAGGCCAGCAGCCGCAGCGGCCTTGCTGAGCGTGCCGTGCTTGGCCTCCATGCCGAGGCCCGCGGGGTGTGCGAGCGTCACGCCAGCGGCAGCACGGTCGGTTGTGTACGTGTCGACCTTGACCGGCAGGGGCTCGCCGCTGCGGACCGTCTCGGAGACGTTGCTGGCGACGCTGTCGGCGGTGTCGGCGACGAGGGCGGCGACATCGGCGGACTGCAGCACCTCGAGGATGCCGGGGCTATCGAGGCGGAGCTGGTTGCGGGCCATGCGGCTCCTCTCAGGCGGTGAATCGGACGAGCTGGGCGGAGGTGGAGGTGCCCATGGACTCGCTGCGGCGGACGACGGGGTCGCCGTCGACGCGCCACACCTCGCCGGAGATCTCGACGCGGTCGTCGCGGTGCAGGTCGGCGGCCGAGGGGACGAGCAGGAGGCGCTCCCCTTCGGTGAGGCGGGTGACGACGCCGTCCTTCTCAGACGACGTGACGTCGTGGACGACGGCGCCCCGGAGCCGCTGCCGCTCTGGCGCTGCCCAGGACTCAACGGGGTCGCCGTCGTAGTCGAGGGCCGTGCCGGGGCGGAGGCGGTAGACCGGGCGCGCTCGAGTGGGGCGCGCAAGGCTCACGGCACGTCCTCCAGCTCGACCCACGGCAGGGCCTCCCCGACGACACCGGTAAGGGCATCGACGGAGACGAGGTAGACGACGCCGTCGATGACTGCGTTACGCGGCTCAGGGGGCTGGGTCACGTCGTGTCTCCGTCTCCGTAGGCGCTGGGCGTGCGGATGGTTCCGACGAAGCCGCCGGAGCGGCCCGTCGCGGCGCGTCGGACTTGGGCGATCTCGCGGGCGGTCAAGTAGACGCCGGATGTCTCGGTGTTGCCGACCGTGTGCTCGCCGTAGGTCTCCTGGGCAATGCCTTGCGGGTTTTCGTACTCGCGTCGGGCAGCCTTGAGGACGACGAGGTGGACGACGTCAGGGGCGTCGATCTTCCAGGTCGAAGCCTTGGAGGTGGCGACCTCGGCGAGCACGAGCGCGGTGGCGTCTTCGAGGGCCGCTTCAGCGCCGGCGAGGTCTTCCTCTTCGAGGGAGCCCTCCGGGACGCGGAGGCGCCGCTCGAGCTCGGCGACCGGGGGCGGGAGCAGGTTAGGCACTCGGTCTCCTCTCGGGAGGCGGTGAGGAGGGAGCCGGTCACCCCGGCTCCCTCCTCAGTCGGCTACTCGCCGGCGGGTTCGGTGTCGGACGTCGAGATGCGGATGGCGGCGCCGTTCGGCACCTCCGTCACCTTGACCGTGCCGAGCGCGTAGTCCCGCTCGATACGGAAGAGCGGCATCGCCGTGACGCCGGCGAAGATCGACACGAGCGAGCGGTCGACGGTGAACTTGGCGTCGTAGTCGCGGAGGTAGCGCAGGGCGTAACCGTTCGCGCTCACGGTCTCCCCGAAGGTGGCACCTTCGGGGACCTTCGGGGCCCGGACGGCGAGGGTGAAGGCGTTCTTGTGGAACGCGACGATCTGGTCCTCCTCGAGACGGGTCGACTCGACGACCGTGAAGCCACGCACGAGCCCCACCTGCGCCTCGCGGAGAGCCGCGGGCGAGTCGGACTGGCTCGCGTCGGTGATCGCCTTGGCGTCCAGGAGGTCGGCGTACACGGCCGTCCCGACGACGGCAACGAGGCCGCTCGCGGGGACGTTCCGCTGACGCAGGGTCGCACGGATGCGGGTGAATGCCGAGACCGGGTCGGTGCGGTCGTAGGCGATGGACGTGTCGAGGGGGACCGCGCGCAGCTTTTCGGCCACCAGGTGCTCGAGCTTGTCGACGACGGCCTCGACCTGCGGGGCCAGGACGCGGGACGCGAAGTCGTCGATGCGGAGGCTCACATCGCCCTCGGAGAGGGCGAGGGCGCTGTAGGCGTGCGTGGTGAGGCTCACCGGCACGGTCTTCTCCGTGAGGTCGTCCGTGACGATGGCGGCTTGGGTCTCGTCGATGTCGCGGTCGCGGGCGATCAGGGCCGGCCCGACGCGCACGTCGACGGTCTTGCCGAGCGCGGTGGCGATGTCGGAGTCGTAGTTGCGCGAGATGAGCGCGGTGAGGACGGAGTCTTCCTTCGCCAGCTCAGCGGCGACGGCGGCGACCTGCGCCGGGGTGTAGAGGTCGTTCGGCATGTGGCCGGGTCCTTTCGGAGAGGGTTAGCTGCGCGCCTTGGCGGCGATCGCGGCAGGGTCAAAGGGCTCGGCGACATCGCCGCCGTGTCCAGGAGTGAGGGTCAGGTCGGGCTTCGGCTTGCCGGGGAGTTCTGGCTTCGCGTCGGCGTCCGGCTTGGGTTCGCCATCGGGCTTGGCATCGGCATCCGGCTTGGGCGCTTCGGCGGGGGCCTTCGGCTGACCGACCTTCGACAGGCGCTCGGCCTTGGCGAGGATCTCCTCCTCGGTGTCACCGGAGAGGAAGTCGACGAAGTCTTCGGACACGGTGGGGTGCTTGCGCAGGGCCCGCTCGGTCCAGAGGGCACGCTCGGCCTTGTCGGCGCGGTCCTTCTCGGTCTCGCCTGCGGTGGCCTTCGTCTCGGCTTCCGTCAGCGCCTGGCGGGCGGTAGCGAGGTCGGCCTGCAGGGTGGTCTTGGCGCCGCGGAGGTTCTGGACAAGCGTCCAGGCCTTCGCTTCGTCGAAGTCGTCGCCCCAGGGCTTCTTCTGGTCGTTGGTGTCGGTCATGTTGTTCCTCCTGGGAACGAAAAAGCCCCGGACCTGCCGGGGCTGAGATGGTGGGGTGCGGGTGCTCAGGACTTGAGGCGTGCCGCGAGGGTGTCGGCGACCTTGCCTGCGACCTCAGCGGCGAGGGCGCTGGTGTCGACGTCGGCGGCGAGCTTGCCGTCGAGGCCAGCGAGGACGGCCGTGGCGAGGGCCGAGGCGTCGACCGTCTCGGAGTCGTGCGAGGCGTAGAGCGCGTACTGGTTCCAGCCGACGCGGTCGACCGAGATGTCCTGCACTCGGCCACCGTGGCGGCGGGCCACGTCCTTCATGGCCTCGAAGGCGCCACGCGGGGCGTAGCCGGACGAGGTCTGGGTGAAACGCCCACCGACGAGCACGCCGGTGGAGGCGTACGCGGGATCGGTCTTGGCGCTGGGGACGTCGAGGATGACGGCGACGAGGTCCATGTCGTGCTCCTTCGGGGGCTCAGGGACGGGATGACGGGTGGCAGCGGGGGTGTCGAAGATCGACGGGCCGCGCGTGATGCGGGGGTCGCCGACGTAGTCGTAGTGCCAGGCCTCGGGGCGGCTGAACGAGTTGCCGGTGGGCTTCCAGCCGTAGGCCGGCGCGTTGGCGTCCATCCACCGCTTCGCCGCGGTCCCGAAGGAGGCGACGCCGGAGCCGAAGTCACACGAGATGCCTAGGCCGTGGTTGGAGCTGCCCGGGTAGGCGGCGAGGTTGCCGGTCCCGGCCTGGTACTTCCGCCAGTACTCGAGCTGGCGCGTATAGTCGCGGTAGCCCTCGGTGATGACGAGGGGCTGCCCGAGGGCCTCGCGGAAGGCGTAGGCGAGCATCCCGTACTGGGACGCCGCGTCGCGGCGGAGGAAACCGGACCCTGACACAGACGCCGGAACGGCCATGAGGTCGGCTGTGGCGAGCCTGCCATTTTCGGCCATTCGGGCCTCCTAGCTGGTCTGTCGGGCCGCGAAGTACGCGGCGTGCCGCTCGTCGAAGGCGGCCTGGAGCTCCTCGAGGCTGAGCTCGGGATGAGCGACGGCGTAGGCGTAGTCGGTGCGCCAGAAGCCGCCGACGTCGCGCGTGGACGCCTTGTAGAGGTCGTTCAGGCGGCGCGAGGTGGGGTCCCAGCCGCCGGTGCGGTCGTTCTTGAAGACCGGCTTGGCCGAGCAGCCGCACCCGTCGTGGGCCGAGAAGCTCGCCGTGCCGGCCGAGTAGATCGGGCCGCGGCCGAGGAGCATGGCGCAGAAGTGACAGGGCTTGCCGTCGCTGACGCGGGCCCAGCCGCGGGTGTCGCCGTCGGCGTCCGCGAGAGCGATGATGCGCCGTCGCGGGGCCTCGAGGATGCGGCGCTTGGCCGACCGGAGCATGGCCGCCTTGGCGGCGGTGAGGGCCTGGTCGGCGGGCGTGCCGTTCGCGATCGCCTTCTTGGCGTTGGCGACGCTCGTCGCGTGGAGCGCGGCGCGGTTGGCTTTCGTCTCGGTCGGCTGGAACTCGACGTCGGGTGCTGGCTTGTCGTAGCCGGCGAGGACCTTGGAGGCGTCGTAGTATTCCTGCGCTGTGAGCTCGCCGGAGCGGCGGCCCGCCTTGATTACGGCCGACGCCTGAGCCTGGAACCGGAGGAAGGACCCGTCGATGTCGGCGGGGTCCATCGTGCGGTCCCAGAGCTCGGCGAGGATGACCTGGAGGCGGGCAACGTCGCGGACCTGCTGCTGCATGTGGCGGCGAGCGAGGATCTCCTGCGTCGTCACGGCGCCTCCTGGGTGCTACTCGGTGGCGGGTGCGTCTGTCGACGTCTGACGCTGCGTCTCCTGAAGGAGCGCTGTCATCGGGTCGGGGTTGGCCGCGCGCAACTCGGTCCAGCGCGTGATGTCGCCGTCGGTGACGCCGGGGATGCGCTCCCAGAGCGCCTCGACGGGCACGGAGAGCATCGTGGCGATCTTGCCGAGGGCGTCGACCGTGGCCGCGAGGGAGCGGGCCTCGGTGTCGCGCCAGCGGACCTGGGCGTCGAGGTCGGCAGCCCCGGCGGAGTCGCCGGCGGCCTTGGCCGCGAGGCGAAAGCCGGACTCCCAGGACTCGCCGAAGTTAGTCTCGTACTCGCCGATCTTGCGCTGGGTCGAGTCCTGGATGGCGGCGAGGGCGTCGGCGCTGATGTTGACGAGGTCGCCCATCATGACGGTCGGACTTACCTGCGAGACGGCCGCGAGGGTGCTGACGCTCGAGTCGTAGAGGCGCAGGTGTCCGGACATCTCGGTCTGGGCGAAGTCGCCGAAGCGGGCCTCGCTGTCTTCGGAGACCCAGAGGCGGTCAACGGCGGAGTTGAAGGGCTCGACGGGGTTGCCGTCGTCGTCCTCGGGGATTGCCAGGCCGGTTGCCCAGCGCTGGCGGAAGCTCGCGTACTGGAGCGCCATGAGGGTCGAGAAAACGACTTCGTTGACACGGTCCTGGAGGTTGAGGATCGGGCGGATGATGCCCGTTGCCTCGCCGTCCAGGCGGTCGCGGAAGCGGACGAACGGCGTGACGCCGAGGCCGTGCGACTCCGTCGCAGAGAGCACCCAGCGAGAGTCGTCGCCCTTCGGCTTGGCGAACGTGTAGACGTTCTCGGCGTCGAAGACCTCCATGAGGCGAGCGCCGTCAAGGGTCGTGCCCTTGTGCCGAAGTGCGAGCTCCGGGAACTCCTCGTCGGGGTCCGAGTACCAGGCGGCCGAGCGGAGGGGCGACAGCGGCCGGAAGTACGGGATGCGCTTGGTCTGCACGCTGCCAGGCAGGACGAGAGCGTAGCTCGTGCCGAACTCAAGCGCACCGCGGTGGGCGATGTTCTGGCGGGCGTCGAGGCCGTTGGCCTGCCAGTAGCTCCAGGCGGTGGCGTTGTCGCCGGCGCGCGCAGGGCGGTAGCCGTCGACGAAAAGGCCGTGCGAGTAGGTGTCGCTGAGGAGCGGCGTCCAGTTCGTGATGGAGCGCTTGGCGAGATGGCGGTACTCGGCCTTGGCCCCGCGGGGCATGTAGGGCAGATCGTGGTCGCCGGCGAGGTAGCGGCGGACCTTGCCGAGCCGACCGGAGACGGGCTCGAGGTCGGCGGCGAGCTCTTCGTCGAGGCGAGCCGCCAGGGCGGCGTCGATGTTCGGCATGGGCCCTCCAGGGGATGCGTAGGGCCTAGAAGCCGACGACGCGGCCCTTGGGCTTGCGCCGCTTGGCGTAGCCCTTGTCGGCGAGGACGCGGGAACGGGCCATTCGGGCGAGGATGAGTGATGCCAGGGCGTCGACCTTGAGCGGGGACTCGCGGGTCTCCTTGCCGAAGCTGACGCCCCACCGGTTCGGCCGGCGACGGGCGTTGAGGACGTGGCGGGTGAGGACGTCGTGCGCCTGGATAGTTCCGGCGCCGGGCCCTGCGACGAGGTCGTGGGCTGCCCAGGGCTGGTCGCCGTCGACGATGGCGCGGTGCAGCGTCTCGACGGCGCGGACGGTCTCCATTTGGTGGGCGCGCATGTCGTAGCCGACCGCGTGCTTGGCGGTGGCCTTCACGAGGAGGCGCTCGGAGTGCTCGTCGCGCCAGGCATCGACGTCCGTCTCCCAGTAGGCGACGTCGGCGAAGAAGGCGACGACGTCGAGGGTGGCGAAGGCGTGCTCGACAGCGCCGCGGACCTGGTCCTTCGGGACCTCCCAGCCCTGGCCCTTCGGGCCCTCTGGCTTCTCCCAGATGGCGAGGAGGAAGGCGGCGCCGTCGTCGACGCGGCAGGCCACAAGGGCTGTCGAGTCGTCGGTGAGGGCACCGTCGAAGCCGAGGGTGACCATGTCGCCGGTTGCGTGGCGGGCCTTGGGGTCGCCGAGACGCAGCGGGGCGAGGTCGTCGCGGCGGTTCTTGTGCCACTCGGCAGGTGCAAGCCAGGAGTCGGCGGCGGCGACAATCTGGTTGAGGTAGAAGCGGCGAGACTCTTCGGCGGTCGTGCCCGGGTCATAGACCTCGGCGAGGATGCGCCCGAGGTTGACCCAGTAGGAGTCGCCGTAGGCGGCTATGAGGCCAGCCATGACCTGCTCGGCGTCAGCGAGGTCCAGGTCGGACGGCGCCTCGCGGGAGTCGTAGAGGATGCCGTCGCCGACGGCGCGGCCCTCAAGGATGGCGCGGTGGTCGAGGTAAGACTTCTCGGCGGTGCTGTCGCGGCCGGGCTCGTGAGCGTTGGTGGTCTCGATGGACCGGCCGTCCATCTTGCCGAGGTTGCGACGGATGACGTCGGCGAGGTCGTGGCCGCGGTTCGACTGCGTCCAGTGATGCGTCTCGTCGAGGATGGCGAAGGTGACGCGGCCACCCTCCTGGGTGCTGGCGGAGGCCGTCGCGGGGACGATCTTGCCGCCGCCGGGGAGGAGGATGCGAGTCATGCCGATGTCGACCCCGTAGGCGTCGACGAAGGCCTGGTCGCCGGCCATGGCGCGGATGGCGTCGAGGGTGTTCTTCGTCTGTGCCTCGGAGACGCCGGCGATGACGATCCAGGGGAGGGGCTCGCGGACCCCGAAGGGGTAGCCGTCGTCGTCCCAGCCGCCGAAGCGGGTCGGGCCGCAGAGCTCGGCGAGGGCGATGGCGCCGAGGAAGGGCGACTTGCCCCAGCCCTTCGCGCGGCGGAGGACGGCGCGGCGGTAGCGGAACGTGCCGCGGTCGTCGAGGGCGTAGAACCAGAGGACGAAGTCGCGCTGCTCGGCGGTGAGGCGCATGTACTCCTCGACGCCGTCCGGGCGGAAGAGTGTGGCCTCGATCCAGGCGATGACGCCGTAGCCGAGGGTCTTGATCGAGGGGTCGAAGGGCGGAGACGTCAGAACGGCGTGCATCGACCCTCCTCGGGACTAGAAGGGGGCGCTCGCTTCCCGGATCGGGGTGACGGTGGCGGGTCGGCTGGACCAGCGCTTGCCGGCGAGGGCGGCTCCGCCCGCGGATGCGGCGCTGCGGCCGCCGAGCTCGAGCGAGCGGATGACGTCGAGGGCCTGTTTCCGGTACTGGCGTACCTCGGCGACGAGCGGGTGGGCGACGGGCTGGCCCTGGGAGCCTGCGACGACGAAGCCCTCGGTGTCGATGACGACCTGCATGGCGTCGGCCTGACTCAGTAGGTCACAGGCGCCGTAGAGGCCCGTTAGCTTCGCCTTTTCGAGCCCAGGAGAGGCCTCTAGGACCTCCCGGAAGGCCCTTTTTGCGGGTGCCGACCAGCCCTGACGGCCGCGTGGGGTCGCGGAATCCGGCATGTGACACCCCCTGAAAGCTCGGGCAAAACGGAGATGCATGCGCATCGACTGGCAGACGCTATGCCGGGTCGGGCTGGAGGCCAGGGGGGTACCGGGGGTACCTGGGCACCCCCGGTCGGATCAAATCGGAACCGAGGCCCGAGCGAACGTGCTCGTAACGCGTTCGACAGTCACGGGCATGAAATGGGGAAGCAACTGACGGTAGATCTTGGCGGCGCGCTCGCCGCGGAGGCGAACTCGGAACGTCGCCTTGGTCCAGTTCCCCGCAGCGTTCGGGTGCTGCTCGAGTCTTCTAGGCGGAGCGGTCTGAAGGTAGGAAGCTACGCGCTCCATCATTGCCTCGTCGGCGTTCTCAACTTCGAGGGCCACGCGTCGAGGTCGGTCATGCTCTCCAGGAAAACCCCTCGTCTCGGGATAGATTGCCCCGTCCGTTTCGATGACACCGATGAGCCAGCCGAGCTCCAGGTCAGTCAAGCCTGGCTGGAGACCGGGGCAGTCGCGAGGTAGGGGTGGCGTCCGGGGGGCGGCCCGTTCAAAGTCCCGTCGAGTCGGCCGGTATCCAAGGCCCAGGCGGACGCTCACTTTGCAGGCGTCGGAACAAACGTGCCTTCGACTCTCTGAGTGGCCGGCATGACTAACCGACTGCTGACCGCAGACCCAGCAGGGGAGCCGACGAAGCCGCCGCCCGCCTGTCGATCGGCATTCGTCGCAGGACTTCGGAGCCTGGCCTCGAGTGAGGGCTCGATCGAAGTGCTGGGCGCACACCTCGCACGCCCGCACTTCCCGCAGGTGCGTCGGCTCGCAGCCTTGCGGGCAGCGAGTGGCACGGTTGCCGCGGCGGCGGTCGTGCTGCCAGGTGGCGGAGCAGAGGGTGCAGGTGTAGTCAGTGGTCACGCTATAGGAGGGGGCCGAAGCCCGGGATGCTGCTCGGCGGATCGCTGTCGGAGCGGGCGAGGTCGACGAGCTGCAGCGCCTTCGGCACTGGACTTACGAGCGTGGTGCCAACGACACAGAGCTTGCAGGTTGTCGAGCGAGTGGTCGTCGCCGGGTTCGACGTGGTCGACCTGGTTGGCGAGCTCACCGCATGGCACGCCGAGCGAGTCGCGGGCCTGGCATCGGTAGCTGTCACGACGCAGCACGCGCACACGGCGAGTCGACCAGTCACTCGGCAGGCGATCCTTGCGGTCGCTGCTCGGGTCGAGAGTCCACGCCACTACAGCGCCGCTGCCCGCTGGAAGCCGACGACCCGGGGGGTCTCGTCGGCGAGGGGGTGGTCGCTGCTGCGGGGGGAGGGGGTGTCGCTCGAGGGGGCGGGGTCCTTCTCGTCAAGGCCCAGGGCCAAGCGGAAGGTGAGGCGCCCGATGGACACGTAGACCTGCATGGTGCCTCCTCGTGCGGGAACGACGAAGCCCCGGCGTGTCCTCGTCGTGGAGGGCAGCGCCGGGGCTGTGGGCCGAGGAGACCGGGGGAGGTGGTCGTCGAACTCGGCAAGGCCCACCCGCCCGACGTGGTCGCCGGCGTCGAGGTGGGTATCTGTGAAGTAGGTGCGCCACCCACGCACGCAGGCCGGTGGCTCTCCGAGGGGCCGCACCGTGATCCGCCGGGTCATGGGCTCTCACAGGGCGGGAGGCAAGGAAATGCCCTCAGAGGTCCGTCGAGTCGGCGGGTGACTGGGCCGCGTGGTTCTCGACGAAGACAGCTAGAGCCGGTGACTCCCCGTGGAGGGACCGGCTCTGCGCACACCCCCGAGGAGTCGAACCTCGGACGCGCGGTTTTGGAGACCGCCGCTCTACCGCTGAGCTAGGGGCATAGGCGGGAGAGCCCACCTGTCGGCCACCCCTAGGGGCGCGGCTCGGGCAGGGTAGTTCTCTCCCTAACTGAGGAGGGGGCCGTGGGTGTGACAAGCAATCACGAGGCCCGTGCGCGGCACCTCCGGCAGCGGGAGGTCAGGCCGTCGTCCTTGCGCGCGTCCTGGCCGAACGCCGAGAAGGGCTTGCGCTCGCCGCAGCGGGCGCAGGTCTTCCCGGCCGTGGCCTGACGGCGGGCCAGCACGGCGAGAGCTGACGCGGCCAGGGTGCCGCGCTCGTCGTCGTACTGGTCCGCCGCCGCTCGGACGCGCTCTTCGGGGGTGTTGGTTGCTGCAATCGGTGTCATTGTGTGCGGCGTCCAGCCGTGCCCCGGCCTGTAGCGCGCGGGGCGTGAGATATTGTTGACGCGTGTCGGTCAACAGATGTAATATATGCTGACAAGCGCTCGAAACTGGCGAGCGCCCTGAGTGAACGGACCCGACATGGCTGTTGTGCTGCTTTCGTACGACCTGAACGTCCCTGGGCAGAAGTACGAACAACTGATCGAGAAGATCAAGGCGCTGGGAACTTGGGCCCACCCGCTGAAGTCGGTGTGGCTGGTCGCTGGACCGACGCTGACCGCCTCTGGGGTCTTCACGGATCTTCGCAAAATCATTGACAACAGCGATCGTCTCATGACCGTCGACGTCACTGGTGAAACTATCTACGGCTGGCTAAATAAAGACGTGAACGCCTGGATTTCACGGAACCTCTGAGCCCAATGTGGACGCGCCCTCGCCGCTTTAGGCTGCTCGAATAGCCCTAGGCTCCAGGACATGGCAAACCCTGCAACCGCCCTCGCCGACCTTCTCGAATCTTGGACCATGGCAGGCGTACGGCCGCGAGACGTGAGAGACCAGGAGTCCGAGTCGGAGGCCGCCTTTTGGCGTGGTCAAGCCGCAGCGGTGGCCGCGGTCAAGGACGTCGACGCCGCAGTTGAGTCTTTGCGCGCCGCCGGCGCAGACGTTCGGGCCTATGAGCCCTACGTCACAACGTGGTACGCCGCAGTCTTTTCTGAAGACTATCCATGGAGCCAGCCGGCCAACGCGCCGGCAGTATCCCAGAACTCTCTCCTCGCCCTGAGGGGGCTCGCGACGACACTGCAGTTCGCGCGGCCGAGTGTGCCAGGCGCGGTGGCCGCTCGCGCGAACCTCCGCGGGCTTGTTTCCGAAGCCCGCGAGGCCCTCCATGCCAACAGTGACGAGCTGGATGCGGCCGAGCTGCAGTACGTCTTTACGCTGCTCACTAGCGTGGACACTCTTCTTGCCGAGACGGCCGTACTCGGCGAGTCCAACCTGCGGGAACACATCGATCGACTCAACGGGGCTTTGGTATCCGTCGCCGCCAAGCTTCGGGCGGATGGGCACGAGGAGGCCGGAAACAAGCTCTGGGGCGTCGCCCTGAACATCGTCGGCGTCTACCGCGGCTTGCTCAATGACGCCGGGCAGTGGGCCGCAATCGCCTCGGTCATGCTGCAGCAGCTAACTGACGGCTCGGGTTCCTGACTCAAGGCGCATACACGGACTGTGTTCGATGCCTCCTACAAGCCGACCCTAGGCGGACTTGCTAGCCCGCCTTGCGAACGCCGAGGACGACGAACTTGCCGCCGGTCGAGCGTTTCCGCATGTAGCCGCGCTCCTCGAGCGCGCGGTAGAAGCGCTGATTTGACCAGCGCCGAAGCTCGATCAGTCGGTGCTCGGCGGCGTACGCCTCGAACGCCGCGAAGAGGACGGGCGCTTCCATCCGGCTAGCCGGGTCCGGCACGTAGACGCCCGGCAGGAAGCCCTCGAGCACGTCCGTCGCCTTTTGAGGCACGGGGGGTGTACTCCAGCCGATCATGGGAACCGAGGGCTCGTCGAGATCGCGGGCCACGCGGTAGACATCGGCGCCACCCTTTCGCCAGCGGAGGCCGAGCACGAGGTCGGCCTCGCTGTAGAAGGTGCCGCGTCCTAGTGGAGTGACGCCGTATTCAGAAGCCGATGCTTCGTACGCCGCCTTCACGTCGCTCGCCTTGTGCGTGCCGAGGGGGTACGTGCTGAGGAACACCTGGGCGTGGGCATGCTGACGGCGGTGGCGCGGAGAGGGTTGGGGGCTCATGAGGACTCCTTCGTTGGTAGACGTCGCGAACTGGGACACATATAGAGAGGGCCGGGGAGGTCCTGGCTGCTCAGAGACGAGCGCTATGGGGCTCGCTGAGCTGGCCGCTAGGGACGACGTAGTAGCGGGCGCCGTGGCGGTCCCGGCGGGGTCGACCGAAGACCTCGGTCGCGACTGCGAGCAGGACGCGACGGCGGGGCACGAGAGCGGGCGGACTCTTGTCGTCCTCAGGGTCTAGGTGCTCGCCGGTGCTCGCGAGCTCGCCGAGTGCGGCCGCCGCCTGTTCAGCGAGCTCGACGGCTCCAATGCGCTCACCGGGCTCTGCCAAGAAGCCTTCGCCGTCGGCATTTGTGAGCCACCACCGCGCTGAGGCCTCCTCGTCGCCGCGGATGCGCGCCCGGTGGTCGGCGCGGACCTGCGCAGAGGTGCGAGGTGGGCCAGCGGGCTTGGCCTCGCGCGGCGGCGTCCACTCGGGGAGGACGTCGCGCCAGCAGAGGGCGCGGACCGTGTCGGCGAGGTAGGCGTCGACCTTGGGTGTGCTGCCGGCAGCGAGGAGGCGCCGGACGTCGGCGTAGGGACGGCCGGCGTCCGCGCGGTCGGGCAGGGCCTCGAGTGCGGCGCGGAGCTCGGTGACGAGCGTGGCGTGCGTGATGGGGGCCGGGGTGCCGCCGGTTGAGGCCAGGATGGCCGCGCGGTCGCGGTAGAGCCTACGGCCGGTCTCGAGGAGAGGGCGGGCGAAAGTCTCGGCGAGGACGAGAGGGGACGGGTACTCGACGGTCAGGCCGAGCCCATTGTCCTCAAGGCGCTCTTGACACGGGCGACGAGGGTCGCGGGGTGGGCGGTAGGCGCCGCCGTCGCGAAGGGCGGCGAGGCGGTCTGCGGGCGTGGGCATCGGGCTCCTTAGGGTTATTGACGGCGCCAAGGTCGGATCGGGGTGGTAGATGTGACCGGAACCTGTCCGAGTGATGTCTTCCTTCGTCAACGGCCTTCTCTGTAGGAGAGAAGAACGTCTTAAGGAACTAACGGGACACAGGAAGTTGGTGTCACTCGGACAAGTTCCGGTCGCATGCGACAGCCGCGCCCGGCGCTCCTCCGCGAGGGGACCTCGTGCTTGCCGGCCTCGGCGTCACGCCGTCAGCCCCGCGACGTAGGCCTCGAGGTCAGCGTGCCGGATGCGCCGCAGCCGGCCGACATGAACAGAGGGGATCTCGGCGTCGAGTAGTTCGTAGAGCTTTGAGCGGCTGATGCCGAGGAGCTTGGCGGCATGTTCGGGGGTGTAGAGCATGGGTGCGGTTTGCACAGCAGCCTCCGGAGGTGGACGTAAGTGGACGTAGGAGGAGGGGGCCAGGCGAGGGTGCGGTGCTCAGTAATGACGAAAGCCCCCTGGCGGGTTGCCAGGGGGCTTGGGGGTGGGGCGGGTCTAGCTACATGCGGGCGAGGATCTCGGCCTTTTTCGAGTCGAACTCCTCCTGGGTGAGGATGCCGGCCTGGCGCAGCCCATCGAGCTGCTGGAGCTGGGCACCGAGGTCGGGAGCGGCAGGGGCCACGGGAGCGACAGGAGCCGGTGCGGGCGCGGGTGCCGCGGGGGCTGCGACGGGCGTGGTCGCCGCCTCCACGCCACCGAGGATGAGCTGCTGCAGGAGGGCGCGCACGTTCTTCGCCTCGGCGTGCGAGACGCGGAAGTCGATCGTGTTGCCGGAGGTGATGACCGAAACAACCGTGTTGAGGATGCCGTCGCGACGGGTCGTGACGCTGCTGATGTTCTTGATGGGAATCATCTCCGTCCCCGTCTTGCCGCCCTTGACGCCGGTTGCCAGCATGCTCATGCCCGCCGTCATGACGCCAGCGGTGATCTTCGCCGCCGAGATGCCGCGAGGCCGCTCCCACTCGACGCGGTCGGGCCAGATCTCTACGCGGGCGTTCTTGCCGGCGATGTGAGAGGTGAAGGTGAGCAGCGGGGTCGTCGTCGTAGTCATGAGGCTCCTTCGTGATCGTCGACCAGATTAACTGAAGGGTTTCATACCAGCAGCCCCTTTTTGGGGGCGTTCGGGCCGACGGATTCCGCGAGCGTCTAACTGTTCCGGTGCGGCGTTGCTAGTCGCCGTGCCCCACGCTGATAGAGACTCGAGCGGGGTCCCACAGCCCCCGACGCTTCGCCGGCGCAACTTCGACGACCACTCCGGCCGCGAGGAGCATCTCCCGACGATCGAGCCATTCCGTGCGGTCCCAACGGTCCGCGAAGGTTTCGTCGGTCTCGACGAGCTCTACGGTCGGCTCGACGGGTTCGGCGTCGAGCCGAGCGCGCTCAGCCTGCAGTCGTGCGAGGCGCGCAACGAGCGCACCGACGTCGGCGCCGGGCTCTCGCATGGCGTCGGTGGTCTCCCGGATGGCCTCCTCCAGGCCGGCGAGGTGTGCGACATCGCGCTGCGTGATGACCTTCTCGGTAACGAGGTAGCGCCCCACTAGCGCAAGGAACTTCCGGCCGACCTCGTCCTCGACGCGGTCACATTCGACGGCGATCCCGCCGGCGCACACCCGGCCCTGGGCGGCTGCAGCACACGCGTAGATCGGTCGGGCAGGTGCGGGGCGCTGTTTCACGATGAGGTTGCCGCCGCACCCGGGGCAAGTGAGAAAGCCAGACAGCATTCTGGAGGCACGGCGCCGCTGGCGGCCCTGACGGGTGGCTTCGGCGCGCCCAGGCGTGGGCTTCCAGTCGGTGATCACGCGCAGCCGCTCGACGTCCGCGACGCTTAGAATGGGCTCCCAGAAGACGATCGGCAGCCCCGTCTCGTCGTCGCGGAGAATCTCGCCGCGGGCCTTGACACGCCCCAGCACAGCGTTCGAGCGGAGCATCCGCTGCAGTGCCGTCGGCCCCCACTGTTCCGCACGCCGGGGCTTGATGCCATCGGCGTTCAGTCGAGCGCAGGCGGCGTAGACCGACGAGCCGGCCAGTACCTCGTCGGCAACGCGCCGGACGGCTGCCGCCTCTTTGGGCTCCGGCTCCAGCGCACGGCCTACGCCGTCCGGATGCGGGATGGAGCGATACCCGTAGGGCACAACCCCGCCGGGAAAGCGCCCAACCTTTCGCAGGTGCTCCTGTGACGCCGAGACGCGAAGGCCGATGGTCTTGGCCTCCATGCTGGCGAACACCTGCAGGATCTCGACCATGGCGCGACCCATCGGCGAGGTCGTGTCGAGGGACTCCGTCGCCGAGATGATCTGCAGCCCCTCGTCGAGGAGGACGCCGACGTCTACGACGGATCGGACGAGTCGGTCAAGACGCCAGACCATGACTGCGTCGGCCGTGCCTTCGGCGATGCGTGCACGGACCCGGCGCAGGCCTGGGCGGTCGAGGCGGCTGCGGCTGGCCGAGACGTCGACGTCCTCAACGATCTCGACGAGGTTGAGTCCGCGCAACTCGCACGTCTTCTCTATGAGCTGTCGCTGGCGGGTGATGGACGTGGATTCTTCGCGTGAAGCACGAGAGAGTCGCACGTATCCGACAATTTTCAT